GGGGGGATTGCCTGTCCTGTGGCTACTGGCCCCCGTTTTGTGCCTCCAATCGGGGCTTCCCCTTCTGCCCCTGGTAATATCTGGTCGCTACGATAGGGCGCTTGACGCAGATTAGACAGTCTGCCGGAGCGCAAGACGTCTCTTAATACTGGAACCATATCCACCCACGCCCTGCGTTCTTCAATTTGAACGTCCAAGCCTTGTTTCCCTTTGACGTAAGGTGCTGGTGACTGCTTGAGTTTAGTCAAATAACCATTCACATCTTGAACAAGCCGAACCTCGCTATCCTTCCCACGATTAGCAGCAACACGTCGAACCAAACGAGGAAACTCTTTCTTAAACCGTTCTGGCGTCCAATCGTATTGTCTATAAAAAGCCTTGGGAAGAAGATGAGCAGCGGCGGCTGAACCTGCTCCGAAAGCAGCAAACCCAGCTTCCGTTTGAATAAATTGGATTGCCTTCTGAGCCGCTATATCTCCGGCTGTATCTGTAGGAGCAACAACTGGCATTTCTGCTGCACCATAAACAGCACCAGCACCAAGTCCTATACCTGCTCCTTGCAACATCTTTTGCGATAATGTTCTTGCTGCCGTTGGTAACAATTTTTTAGCCGCCTTCGCTCCTACTCCGACCAAGCCCGCGCCTGGTGTTGGCAACACGAAACCAGCTACCGTTCCTAATATATTTGCTAAATGTCCACTAAAATCCTTGGCCTTTTCGGGTTCCATCGCAAGAGCTACTTGATAGGCATTCACTACGCGCCTTGCAGATTCCCGACGTTCTTCTGGTGTCATCTGGTCGGCTTGCCCTAAGTTCTGCGAATTAAGTTGACGCCCATAATAAGACATACCCGCCGCAGGAAGATTCATGTAAGCAGTAGCAAGGAATGATTTGGCTGCTTTACGCAGGAAGCTACTCTCTTGTTCGTCAACAGACTGGCCGGTCATCAATTTATTATAAACAGGTTGTTGCTGTAGTTCTTGGAGTGCTCGGTTCAATTCATTCTTATATTCTATAACGCCAGCCGTCTCTGGTTCCGATATACCTTCTTGGTCGTCAACCTGCCTGCTGGACGCTGTGGGAACATTTTGAGTTACACCGCTTGACCAGTCAGACTGCCGCTTATAATCATCCTCTGCCCTGCTGGTTTCGCCTTCTTGCGGGGCGGTGGGGGCGGGTGCGGTAGGTTCCGGCTGTGAAGGTGCCACAGTTTCCCCTGGAACTACTTGTGAGTCTTTCAACAATTGCTGAATGTCTGACGGTGCTTCCGGTTCAGCTTCTTTTTTCGCAGGGGCAGGAACAGGAGCCGCCTTATCCGCGCTACTCAACAGTTGTTGTAAGTCCGTAGGGAGTGCTTCCTGCGGTGCGAGTGGAGTTACAGTTAAATCATTTGCACCCACAACAGGGTTAAAAGGATTGATAGTGGTTGGCATTATTCTTTATGCTTTCCTTTTTTGCTCGGTATCTTAAACCCATTTTCCGTCTTTTAAAATATGTTTTATTCCATCAGGAGTAATAACACTTGTCGTCCATTTTTCATCTTTTTTGGTTTGAGTATATTTATTTCCTTTATAACTAGCCGTCCACACTCCTGGGGATTCTTCTTGGAAGATTTTACCTTCTGCTGCACCCTCTACTGCAAGTTTTTTACCTGGAGGCAGGTCTTTTTCAAGTGCTGGTTGTTCGCTGGGTAACAACGCCCATTCTGCGGCTGAACCACGCCCTGTATCTGATTCCGTTACCTGTTTGGAAACTGCCTTAGTTTCAGCCGAACCGCTAACCCGAATCAACGCATCCCTGAGTTGTTGACGTTGTGGTTCCGTTATATCAGTTCGTAATATTGCCGCTCTTAGCTTGCCAGCCAATTCCTGACGTTCTGGTGAAAGAGTTGGCGGGGCTTCGGTAATGGGTTCCTTGGCTGATGGTTGATACCAACTCCCTGAACTTCCCGCCCGTGATTTACCAACCAATTTAGTGCCAGCCACTTCCGTTTCCTTGCCAAACGGATCAACGCTTGGTATGGCCTTATCGAAAAGCGGCTCAACTAAGAGCGAAAACTTTTTAGCCAACGCATCCCTATCTTCGGGTGTTAAGTCTCTGTGCGATTTGATTATATCCATCTGACCTATCAGTGTATCCAATCTATCAGCATCGCTCATCCCTGTCATGTTTATTGCTGGCCCCTTCTGGTAACGCAGGCGAGCTTCCATCAATTCGATGTTCTGCCTAAGTACGTTTGCCTTTTCGGATTTTAATTGACTACTGTGCATTCCGGCCAAATCCGTTTCAGCTTTAACCAGTCGGTTATAATCCAAGTCACCAGCAGCAGGAACGGGAATAAATGCTTGGTCGTTTTCGAGTGCATCCTCAATCTCTTTTCGCACCGAACTACTCTTGGCAACCTTCACTTTTTCTACGGCACGTTTAGCCTTTGCTGTATCTTTTTCTTCCGTATTAAGAGCACTGTATCTCCGCGCCTCATCTTCCGTTCTGAATGTTTCATCCACGTTAGCCGTTCCATCTTCAAATGCGGGGAACAACTTATCTTTGGCAAGCTCTTTCCTCTTCTTATCTTTGGCAAGATTGACGCTTGCATGGCCTTTGGTCATTACCGCCGAAAAGTCATTACGCGCCTTATCAAACTCAGGGCTTGTGGGCTTACCGGAATCCATCAAGGCAAACTGATTGGCAATCTCATTCTGGAATGCGGGATTGTCGCCAGCCCAACTTACCATGTGCGCCTTGAATAATTCATCAACCTGTGCGCCTGTAATGTCAGCGTTCATATTGACTTGAGCAAGTGTGCGAGCAAAGTTTGGCATATCTCTTAGCATTACCTGTTCTTGGCCTTTAGTCTGATATTGCAGTCTAACGCTTGCCAAGGCCGTCATGTTACTGCTGATACTCTTCCACATATTGCCGTATGCCACGCCCTTGTCTTTCTGCGCCGAAATGCTTTGATCTTCTGCGGCGTATCCAACGGCAACATTTACCCTGTTACGCGCCGTATTTTCTTGGAGTTCACGCATAGCTGGCTCTGCGCCTGTAGTCACGTATTCCTGTGCGAGCGAACCTACCGCCGCCGCTATGCTTTCCTGCGCCTTATCAGATAAATCCTTGTCGGCAATGGCGTCCTTATACACTTGGGACGCAACTTCATTGATCGTCATGTCCGGATTTTCGCTGATAACGTCATTGAATGCCTCTCGGCGTTCCTCTATTTGCGTGGAAGTGGTTGCCACGGCCTCTACGTCACGGCCAACAAGTTGACGCATTATACCCTGCGCTCCACCAAGGCTTTTAACAATCTGCTGGTTTTCGATTGCCTTACGCGTTTCGACGGTGGCGTTGGTATCGTCAAGAACCTTGTCCATTACTTTAGGGTTTGTGCGATCAACGACTGCCGCGCCTTCACCTCTCTCAATCTGGCCTTCAACTACTGCGGCTCCCAGCCGTGCATCCAGTTTGGCGGCTTCCGATGGTTCGGACGCATCCTTTAACGTCAGGTTGTTAAGTGCTGTTGACACTTGGCTGGCTTTAATTGACGCCTCTGTTTGACGATACTTCTGGGAATCTATCTGCTGTTTGAATTGCCGACTGCGCTGGGCTTGAATCTCATCCCTGCGGTTACGGAGCTGGCTTTCAACGTCTTGTTTCCATTCGGTAAAACGCTTGCGGATTTCAGGGCTTGTCGCATGAGTTTCGGCTTGACGCCGCATGAGTTTCCTCTGGCCGGGAGTGAACATCTCAAGTCCACTGATACCCGCTGGCAAACGGGCCTTGGCTGCCGCCGCTTCAGTTGCATTTGTCGAACGAGCCGCAATCATATCAGCATACTTATAAGGATCCATGCTAAGACCAGCAGGAACTCCCGAAACATACTGCTCAGTAACGGCATCAATTTCGGCATCCGAAACGAACCCTTGCGTTTCATTTATCAAATCCATAGGGATTTCGGGTTCGGCTTGAGCCTCCGCTTGCGTTAATCCAGCCTCTTCAAACGGCAATTCTGGTAGTCCAGGCGTTGCAGTAAATGGCCTTTGGGCTGTTATACCTTCCCTGAATGACTCCTGTCCGGCAAAGCGTTCTTGTTCACGCGCCTGAAAGCTGGTGACGTCCTCACCTTCAATCGTTCCCGTGGCGGCAGGTGTCGGCTGGCGAGCAATGTCCTCTTCAAATGTAGTGTCGGGTGTTGGCGAAACCTGTTGTTGAGCTAATCTTGCGGATGCGGCATCTGATATTCCCGGTGTGCGGCTTTGAATGAGCTTCTGCTTCTGGTCAACTATGGACGCCATCTTGCGCTGTTGCGTGTCGGCGGGAGCCTCAAACTCTTCGCCAGCAGGCGTGAATATGCCCGTAGGCTCCGGTATGCGGTTCGGGATAGGCTCACGTTTCAATAATGCCTCACGTTTCTTGCGTCTAAGCTCGGCATCGTCAAGTGCGTTACCAAACGGTTCATGTCTGAATGTTCGTGCCATAATTCACCTCTTGGTCTTTATTATCCTATTGTGGTTGTGTTGTCAACGTTAATTTGCTATCATCCCTGACGGGCGTTACCAGTATTTGTTGGTGCAGTAGAGAAATGTTGGCTGGAAAAGTGCCTGTCTTTCTACCAACGAGAAACCTCTTTCTGTAACTTCATTTGTTGGAGGCGGCAAGCACCATGTAGCATCTGAAGATACATTGCACTCCATTACAATATTTGTATTTGATCCGACATTTTCATCCATCCATTGATAAAACCTGTCTGGCAAAATGTTAGGTGATTCGTTTGCATCATAATAATTTGTATCGCTCCAGGTGGTGCTTACCCATACACCTATTTTTCCGTTCAAACCGCATATATTAAACACCCCTATGCGTGAAGTTAGCCAAACGAATTTATAAGCTCTTGCCCCCGAAGGATACCGTACTCCTAAAGTGGCTGACTCTGACGCATATCCACCGTAGACGGGAAAGTTACCACTTGCGGTGGTGGTGGTATTTGTCGGTGAAGCGCTGTTTTCATCGGCAATGGTCTTAGCATCATCCCAAATAGGTTCAAGATTTCCAGACCATCCTGACCTATAAGTATTTGTAATAGAAAAAATATCTACTTTGCAGTATTTCAACGCCTCCAACACCTTGTACCGCTCCTGCCATGCAACAACATAATTGCGCCACGCCCAAGGGCCGTAGGTTGCGATATTGGTTCCGATGGCAGGGATGGCTGTAAAGTTTGTATGGTCGCCAAGGTCAAGAGAAGTCAAGAGTCCTGTAAATGTGTGCATAATGATATTGGTTGTGCCGTCGTACACGGAATTGGTATCCACGTAATAGGGCACAAGTGCCTTGATCTTGGCATCCAGTTCCACCTTCATTGACAAATCATCCCGCCATGCAATCGCGTTGGTCATAATCACGCTTGCCCCGTTCGTGTCCGTCCATGTCCTGACAATGGATGGCGGATCAACGGCATAGACTGGTTCACCCGCCCCGTTTGTCCCGGTCTGCGTGGCAAGGCACCGCTCAACAACCGCCAATGTCACTTCGATTCTATCCTTGGTTGTAATCCGGTTGAGAACATTATCGGCGACAAAAATTGACCCCGTACCGATGGTAAGAAGTGCCAAGACCTTCCAGCCATATTTCAATGATGTTGTCGCTATGCTCATATATTCCCCGCCGTGGCCCCGGTGATATGGATGTGGTTCTTTGTGACGTTGTAAATCTCATACCCTTCCGGCATCGGCGAAATCATTGCCTCAATCCACGAGCTTGACCCGTCTGCGCCGATCTGCAAAAAGTCATAGCCCTCTGTGTTTTCTCCCGGCGTGTATTCAATGCCGCCAACGTAGATATGGTCATAATCCATGCCGCTACTGCCGCCCAAATACTCCGGCTCAACTTGAACGCCCCAGTCATCCGGCGAAGACGCTTGGTTGTCTACAGACTCATCCAGCCTGTCTATTTCGCTCTGGACATCACGGCTAATAGGTGGCGAAAAAACACTATCAAGTATCGTTCGTTCTGGGATTTCAATACGTGCTCCACCCAATTCCTCTTTCTGCGCCATTTTGCCTTTAACATCTTTCAATATATCTATTGAAGTTTCCATATCTATCCAGAATTACGACCAAGTTCCATGACCAGTATGCGTACCATTTTCCGCAGTTGACTTCCACGCACTATACGTTCTGGTTATTTTTATTGATTGATATATTATAAACCCATTACGAAGTCCTATTACACGTGGAGCTACCGACTTGGAATCAGTGTTTGCGGCAAAATTGCCATAATTGGTTGTTGCGGTTGCTAAACTCGTTCCGCGATATTCTGATTGCACAACCTTGACGCACATCCACCTATCGGAAGTATCATGCACGTGCTGGTATGATTGCCATGTTACCGTATCATTATACCAGCCGTAATAAGTGGTTTGATAATTCCAAACGAATACACTGTCCATTGCCACGTTTTCAATATCATAAAAGCCGTTAGGTTTGGGAATCCTTTTGCGGTAAGAAAGGACATAATCACCCGCCACGTTTTCGGTTGACGCTGCCGTCCACGCCGCAGCCAAGCCGTCGGGGTGAACATTAAGCCAAACCGTTCTTTTAGTGCCACGCCGCGAACCCACGGTGGGTTTTTCCTCAACGTAAATAGCTACGCCATCCTTCTTTGTTTGCACCTTCTCAATGATAGCCTCACCGTTCCCGCGCTCTGTCATCCTGATTGCATCTATGGCATGGTCGGCGTCGGCTGTTGCAGCAGCTACTATGGCCGCAGCACTTGCCACCGGAACGCCTGTAGCTACTTCGTGCTTACGCTCGCCTATTTGATCTGGATTATCTATGGCGACTTTGACGTAATCTGGTGTCGTATTGCCCCAATCCGGCGTTCCTTCCTTCAGTCCACGCATCATAAACGTGCCACCGCTATTCAAACTCACCTGTATCTGCCCCTTCATGGGGTCGCCGAGGAATGTCTGCAAGGTACTGAATATGGTTGCAAGATCGGCATACGCTATTTCAGGGTATTCGTTGACAGTAACCAGCATCGTAGCTTCTTTTAGACCATGCGGATTTATGGATACCTGCGTTTGATACTCGGCAACAGTGTATGAGGCTGGCTTCTTGCTGATCTTCTGGCGGATGTTCCCCGTCTTATCACCTGCATCCTGACCACTGGCACTCTGAATGGTGTCGCCAGCAGCCACGGCATAGGGCGCTGTACCGGCCAAAGCGAGTGCAACGGCAGTAGCCAGCGCGTCCTTATCTGTCAGGTTTATATCAATCCACAGGCGTTCCTGAGCCTCTTGGTGGAACTGCGACGGCTTGACCGATGAAATAGAACCTAATGCCCTCGGTGCAGACTCTTTCGTGCGCCAATTATAGGTAATATCTGCTGATCCGTGTCCATTATCGTTATCGGCAATATTCAATATAATGACATCGGCCAAAGCATTTATGGCATCTTTGACTGTATCAATTGAGGCAAAGGGAACACTCAAATAGACCGTTGTGGCGCGTGTAACAAGACCAAATGCGTGAGTATATACCCGTTGATGAACGGCACTGGTCGTAAAGGGCGTTTCTTGAATCTTCGTTAATTGCTGGACTATGGTTATCGTTCCGCGAGCGCCCTGTTGTTTCGTAACGGAATCAACCTTGTATCCTGCTGGTGGAGTTTGGCTGGTAACATATTGGGCATCGGCAGTAGTCTTGTTGAGGCCAAGGTAGATATTTGTCAGACGTTCGCCCTCGAATGTCGGGAACTCAATCGCAGATTCAAAGCCATCGGTGTTTTGCTTGACAACCACTCGCACGACATCGGCTGAACCTGTGCCGTTAAAATTATGGCTGATGGACGCCACGGAATATCCCGCAGGTTCAACGGCCAGCGTGGTTAACATGGTATCAAGGTCGGCGTCCTTAATTGACAGCCACTTCTTCGTGATAACTTCACCGTCACCCCACCATTCAAATTCCTTGGCAATCGTACGACCAAGATCTTCGGACGGCGTTTGCATTATCTTTGAAAGCTGTTGCACCACGGCCAAGGCTGAACGCCACTCAATGATGCTGACGTTATCCACCTTGTAGTCGGCATCTGTGGAAGTTTGAAGTGTAACGTAAAGGGCATCGGCCGTTGTCTTATCAAGCCCAAGATAATTATAGGTCAACCGTTCGCCCTCAAACAATGGAAACTCAATGCGTATCTGTTCGGCGGTGGAATCGCCCTTGGTTATCATCGTCCGTATTACATTGGCCGAACCAGTACCACTATAATTATGACCAACGCGGATAACGGTATAACCACTCGGAGCCGTGGAAAGTGTGGTCATTGCGGCATCTAAGTCACCATCTGGCACACCGAGCCATAGCGTAGTGCGAATGACCCCGCTGGTAATCAATTGCAGGTATTCTTCATCGGTGGTCGTTCCGTTAGTGGCTGATACCGCGCCGACAAACAACTTGTCTTGCGTTTGAACGATAGTGGCAAACCCGCCGCCAGCATCCGTGGAGTCAACAAGTGACGCAACCTTATACCCTGACGTCGCTGTGCCAAGCGTAACCTTGAATGCCGCAAGGCTGGTGAGGGCGATATGCGAATAGGTATTGATGATCTGATTGGCGGCGAACGTCGGGTGCCGTGTCTGGTGCTCCCATTCCTGCGAGAGCGTTCCTTCCCAGGTGTTCGTGTGCGTGAGAACCTGAATATTGAACGAGCCGTCATCAGCCTTGATTGCCTTGGCATCAATTACATCTGACGTAAGCGCGATAGTGTCACGTAAGGTTTGCGCGTAAACAGGATCAATCCAGCGATATTCCCAAACGTAAATGTTCTTCTCTGACGTGGTATCATGGGCAAACGGAGATAGCAATGCCTTGTCGTCACTTAGGAGAATAGCCGTGGGAAGTTCGTCGGGAGTTTGAACAAGATTCTTCGCAAGTGTCTGCGTGATAATCCCGCTGCCATCTGCCGCCCTTGAAGGTTTGCTGGAAAGTATGCGCCACTTCAAATCGCTTGGAGTAGTTGCCGGAGCAGTAATCGGGCCGTCATAAGTTTTACCCTCAATCACCGGATTGGTAATATACTTCGTGGACTCAATAGACTCTATCATATCCCCTATTTTTGTAAAATCTAACGCGACGTATTGGCGTTGTAAAAACCGTTCGGGTTGCAAAGGGATATTGTCGCCGCCGACTAGTCGCGCTTCCGAATCAATCAGCGAAGTCGCCCAACCAAGGATCAGGGTTTGGATGATAACCCCTTGCTCCTTGACACTTTCTTGTGTCTCTACCAATGCTCCGCGCCATGTTCCAGGGTATTTTACACCATTTACAAGAGGGTCTGTAACAGAATAATACTTCTGCCCGTTGCTAGGATTCTTCACACTGGTTCGCAATCGCAAAACTTCTGATAACCCGGTAATGTATAGCGAATTTATTTGTGTCCATTTGCGTTTGAGCGTCCTATCCGACACAAGGCCGGAAACCTTCAAACCTTCAATGTCATAAATTGCGTTCTGTTCGGAAATCTGTTCTAAGTTCATTGAGATTTTACCTCGTTATTTTTGCGTAATTTCCAATATCTTTTGCTGGCCTCACCTATTTTTCGACGATGTTCAGGAGTTTTAATTTTGCCTTTAGCCGCTTCGCTCATCCTTGACCTGGTTTCTCGCGACCTTATCTTCCCCTTGCGAGATTCGCTGAGTTTCTTGAGCGTCTCTTTGGATGGGTGTTTCCCAGACATTGGGTTTTTGCTTCCCATCTTCGCAATGCTTAATTTTTGGCAAACCTCTTTTGAACGATGCGTTCCGTAAATCCAGTGATTTTTGCCTCTTTTGGCCTCACTCATTTTTTTACGAGTTTCAATAGAATGATGTGTCCCATATAAAGGGTGGTTTACTCCCCGAAAAGCCTCGCTCATTTTACGACGGGTTTCTATGGATGTAACACGTCTTTTTCTTGCTATACTTAATTTATTACGAGTTTCTTGAGAATGACGATGCCCCAATACACCATCTCCGCCATCGGTTTGATTTACCAGTCTCCACCCTTCGGCGCGTCCATATGCAATCCACGCACGTTCCTCCTTGCATCCATCACCCGCAACCTCTCCGATAAGTTGTATTAGGGGCAGATGACCAGTAGACAAAACAGATCGCATCCAGTTGTAAAGATAAGTATTTTCACCTCGACGCGCATTATATAAATGCGCCCAAAACCTTTTAGCAAGAGCACGAATAGTTTTGCCAATATATCTTATTTCACCATCTATCTCACAAATAACATATATTTTAGTTTTCATGCTCAATACCCAACAAGGTTGAGATTACTGGGCGTGCTCCGCGTCAAACTGCTACTTGAAAACATCATGTTTGGCCGCATTATGGGAACTTCGGGTTCCATCGCCTTCATCCTTCCCAAAGCCTTGTCGTAATCTTCGGTCATCCTGTCGGCCTGCCAGTCGCGCTTTACCATTGACAGCAACTTCTGTTCTGCCTTTATCCTGACAGCGGCACAGTCACCAGGCAATTCTATTACATCTTCGTCCCTTGATAGTGGCAACGGCGTCTTGATATACGTTATCTCAACGTCAGTTGGACTTATCGCAACAGCCGACGGCCCTGAAAATGCCAGCACTGGCGTCCCGATAGGTCGTATGGAGAATATCGCCTGACTCTCGCTTACGCCACGGAAATAATCGGCTAACGTAATTGACGATGTAGATGCCCACGCGCTAATCTTATATATGCCAGCGTTAGACCCTATGCGGATGTACTCGTTAGCGCAAGTCGTCGCGGGGAACTCGGCTGTGGCAGTAACCGCAGTCCCGTAATCGGCAACCACCAACGTCGTCCCTGACGCCAGCACAGTTGCTACCGGCGTATCCAAATACCAGTTATAATTGAACGCCGAATACACGCTCTTACCGCCAACAAAATTATACGGCTGTTTGTTTTCGTCAATAACACGCAGTATCCGTAAGCAATCGGCTGGCACAATATAAACGTCATCCGTTAGTGTTGCGGTTTTCTTCAACTGTTGCCACGGGTATGAGGACACCACTTCTTGATACGACTCATTCAGTTTGGACAGCAATGTCTTTTTCCATACTGCGTCCGCAGTGGTACGAGGATCATTCAGGCTGTTTGCAACTTGGTCTAATAATATTCCGCATGGTATGCTCATAATTTACCTCTTTATGCTTAATTCCACGACCCATAAGTCCACGGGCCAACTTCCTTAACAGCCTTCCGCTGAGCCGCCGCTTCGTCGGTTTGGCTGAATACCGTCCACTCGCCAGCGATCAGCCCTTTGCCCCTTGGCACGATATTGTTATATGCGTCTTGATACTCGGCCTTAATCTGTGCCGGGCTTTTCGTTTGCCCATACATCGGGTGGTGATGCCACTCGTATGCCAGCCCTTGAATGCTTGGCCCAACAGCATGTTCCCATCCTTGATTGTGGACAATAATAGGCTTGCGTGTGTACTTCCGGTATATCTGTGCAAGTAACTCGCATTCGCCGGGAGTAAACATCTTGCTGGCTTCCCAAGCGATACACCAGAACGGAACCACCGGATCAAGTTTCGTGACAAGTGCTTTTACCACCCGCTCGATCTCTACCGCATCCTTCCGCGCATACCCGTTATTATCCTCACAACAGAAGCCGCCTGGTATCGGCCACAACCCCCAAGTCTGGATTGAGGCCAAGCTGTAGGCATAACATCTGTCGAGTTCGTTCTCGTCGATCGGCGCACCGCGCTTATTGCCGATTGTCGGGTACATCTGCCCGTCGTCATTGAAATTGAGAGCGGGGAAGCAGGTCGAACCAACGCTTTTCTGGTAATTCAGCATCCGGATAAGCTGATCTATCGGTGCGTTCTTGTCAAAAAAATTGAGAGTGCTTGTGTATCTTCCGGGGTACGGAGCAAACTCACGGACGCCCTGCGTGTCCCTGTCGTCTGCTGGATACAGAAACCGGCAGTTGAATGTTGATGGCATCGGTGGCAACGTCTTGGCAAACTCAAGTGATTGCGGGGATACGCTTATTTTAGGTAGTAGTCTGTTCATTTTTCCTTCCCTTCCTTTCATTCCAAGCCCACTTAGCGACAATCACGGCAACCCCCAGGGCCAGCACCGCCGTCGCACCACGGGGATCTTGTGAGATATAATCTATTGCCGATTGAGATATGACATGGACGATGTTCGTCATTTGCGCCTTGCCTTCCCGCGCTTCCGTAGTTTGCGAATAATCCGCTCAACAGCCCACTCGTCACGCAAGTATCGGAACAGGTCTATGAGCATATTTATCATGGCTCCCTCTTGGTAAACGGGTGTCCGGCCTTTCGGTGTTTGCGCCATCCATACCAGCCGCCCAGCCGCAAGCCAATCCACCGTACCCAAGACCTGATAGGATGGGAAAAATCTTGCAACGCATAACGAAACCAAATATCAGCCCATGATCGTGCTTGCCGCTCGCTACTCACCGGACTTGGCAAAAACGGGTTGGCGCACCCAAGGTAATACAAATAATCATGCCCCACCCCTGCCGGATGCTTCATGCCCAGCGCATAATCTGGCACAAGCGTAATTCCATCGCTGTACTTTTCGTAGCCATCGGCATACGCGGCAAGGATAACTTGGGCCACAATCTCGCGGGGCTTAACCTTCTTGAGAATTGCCCTGATTAATTTGGTATGATCTTTGCTCACAATATTCCCTTCCTGTTCGGTTCCTTTTCCCACTTCTCCAAGTGCTTGATGTCGTTCCGCAACACTTTGGCCTCATCCTCAAGCAACTCGCGGTCATGGTCGGCGTGGACGCAATCTATACATCTTTCCAGTTGCACCAGTCTTTCGCGCATCATTTTAAGCTGTGGGGAGTCGGGCATTATAACGTCCTGAATTTCTCAAGCAACCAGACACACGCACCGCCGATAACAGCAAGGGCGGCAAGAATCATTGAGCCGATGGCAACCAGTTTCGCGGGTTTTTCTTCAAGCACCTTTATCCGGTTGCGCAACCCCTCGCCCTGCACACACCCGTTGGCCGACAGGTTATCAATCTTGGCAAATAGAATGTTGTTGGCAACTGTCTGGTCATCGCGTGATTGCTCGGTTTGCTTCATCAGCGTTTTCACATCTGCAATCAAGCCGCCAAAAACCTGTGGGTCTATATCGGCCATTTTATCCCTCGCCTTTCATTATCACGTTTAACGATCTTATTAAGCCACCGATACAGAACCGCCGTCAGAAAAATGGTTGCCGTAATTGTCAAGACTATAAATGCTTTTGATGACATAATTCCTCACAGCCCACGGCAGGGCCAAACGTATAAGGCGAAAGTCTCATCAATTAAATCCCTTTGGCCATCTTTCGCGTCAATGGCCGTATACTGAATACTCGTCCAGTAAGAGGCAGATTGGACGCTTGTAAACGGATGGCCCAGCGGTAGTGCTGGATCATTTGCGCTATAAGCTTCGTCAACCAACCCGTTGGTTGCATACCCCCTGCTAAACTCTGTGAGGCTCGGCAACCGCCAATCGCTGTAAGTGGCGTATGTCAGATTGGAGCAATACGCAATCGCATTAGTCCAGTTTTTCGTACCGTCAATGTTCGCATCCCGCACCCACGTCCTGCCGCTGTCGTTATCCAACACCACGTCTTGGTTCGTATTAAAAATCGTGAACCGGCCATCGCAGTAATTTGTGTAGGTCGTCGGTACTGCCTCCGTCGCCACCCCCCTAACACTCCCCGCGCCCGTCCCCCGCACGCTCCCCGCACCCGTGCCTTTGATGATCACGGTCTGCGCGTGGAGCGTGGCGCAGGTCAGGGCTAAGATAATTGTTAATAGGTGTTTCATTTTAATATGGATGCGTCAGCGGCGTAAAATTGGCCGTCCATCGCGCTATGCCTTTCGAGACACGGAACTCATCAATCTCACCATATAAACTATGAGCCGAGTATTGCCCGATGAATGGGGTCGTACCACTTAAATCAAAAGACTTTCCAGACACGTCGTTGGTCAGTTTTGACGCACCCCCTACATACCATGTTAAAGTATTGCTATTTCTCACAACGGCGACGTGATACCAAGCATATTGTATTATTGTATCCCCAAATGTCCCAGTAAAAATACTCCCGTCCGAGTATACTTCAGCATAAAAACTACTGGAATATACAGCCAGATTTATTCTGTTAGTGACATCGGTTATAAATGAAAACACGCCGTCATCACTCGTTATTAAGTCCGAACGAACCCAACATTCAATCGTAAAATCTCCGCTCCCAAAATCCCAATCCGAAGTGGCCGGGACAGTCACATAATCCCCTTTTGTATCGCATGTCAAACAGGCGGTTCCAAATTGCTTAGTACTCGTTGTCAACCGCGCATTAGATACAAAAGTTAGCTTCTGGCCTGTTTCGGCTGTATAATTTGAAACTGCATGCGCCCCGTCAAAGTGAACAAGGAGCGTGGTGTAACCATCCATTATTTGTACACGATTAGTAATAACGATAATCTGATTATTTACTTCTGCGATTTGGATGCGATAGTCCGTTGCACCGGCCATCGCCAGCAACCCGCACACCGCAACAATGATGATTGATATTCGTTTCATTTTACCATCCGAAATTGGCAGAGTTCGTTCCAAAGTGAAACAAACAATTTGAACCTTGATCCGTGATATAATTAGTGCCACCAAAATAACAAGTCCCACCAGCAGGAAGATAAATTGCCACTTCATTAGTCAGCGGCCCCGTCATCGTTCCGCCCGTCTTCGGCAACGCCGCCGCCGCAAGTGCCTTCGTGTTCGTGTAGGCGTTGGAAACCACAAGGTCGGCTGCAATAGCAGCGTTGGAAACAACCGTGCCGACTGAATCAGCGTAGGCGAGCGCGGCATTAGATACCACCGTACCCACGGAGTCGGCATAGGCAAGAGCCGCGTTGCTGACGACAGTTCCTACGGAGTCGGCATAGGCAAGAGCCGCGTTGCTGACGACAGTTCCTACGGAGTCGGCATACGCAAGGGCAGCATTTGAAACGATTATGTCACCCGCCCCAAACGCATTGCTAACAATCGTCACCACGGCTTTGGTTGCAAGGTCAGGTGCACCGAAGTACACTTTCGTACCACTCACACGCATGACAACATTGCTCTCGCCGTCAAACGATACCGTGTTGGTTTCCTGTATGCTGTCGAGTGCCACCAAATGCGCTTCCACGTTGGCGTCTGCGGTGTAATTCGTCGCCGTGAATGCCACGTTGATTCCGCTGGCGTTGGTCGTGCCGGTGCCGCCTGCCCCTGCATTCGTCACACACCCGCTCAAGAGGCGTGTAACGGGGTCATAGGTCAGATAGTTGCTGGAACTGGCAACGGAGGTGAAGTTGGTCATGGATTGCAGGATGGAAGAATACGTCAGGTTGCTATATGCAATCGAATGTGGCTCATTAGTGATTGCCGCCGCCGCGTGTGCTTTCTCTGCCGCCGTCAAGTGCTGGATGTCCGCGCTCTCGTTATTCGTGTGGGCGGAAAAAGCAACATCAATCACACCTACCGTGCCGGTTGTGGCGTAGGCGGCGTCCGATTCGACCTTCGTATAAACATCGGTTACACCATATCCGCCAACACCAATAGTCGTCGGCGTGCCAGTCATCATGGCCCAATTTAAGAGATTCGTAGCCCAGTTACCCCAATTCCAAGCTATGAAAGCGTAATTTGTAAATCCGGCATTAGCCGTTATCTGCGTCTGTAGCGTATTCGTGCCGATGAAATTCGTGGCGGTAGAACCATCGGTTGCGCCCTGCGTCCATGACTGCGTGTCACCTGCGCTGATGGCGTAGGCTACGGAGGCGGTGAAGATGGGATCGGATTCGGCACGGACTACCGTTCCCGTGACAAACGGCACATCGTTGTTATAGTCTGATAGGTTCGTGGATGTGGCCGCAAGGTCGTCATTATACTCGGATAGGTTCGTCCATGCACCTGCCTCGCCAGTTTTTATAAACCCATTTGTAGTGGGGATAGTCGGTGGGTTTGTAATCGTGTTATAATTAGGTTCATCCCACGGACGGGCGTTGGTCAGAGCGACAAGATAATCGGCATCGTTTGTCGCCACCGCCCCGGCCTGTGACGCCGTAACGCCGTGAGGGTTAGCCGTGTCAGCAATATGCACCGCAGGGTTGGTCATTATCGCGCCATAAGCTCGTATAACTCCTCCTACATTCATGTCGCCAGCCGCATTGATAGTGCCCCCCGTGGAAGCCCTCACGTATATATTCGACGCATTGCATAGCGACAAACCAGAGCCATCGAGTTTTATCACTAAATTACTTCCAGTATCTTCAAAGGAGAAATAGTTGCTGTAATTGTTGACAGCAGTATGCGGCCCAAGCGTAAACCCAGCAATCGAAAGCGTGGAAGTTCCACTTGCCCCGACCTTGCTGTAGCCGTAAACGTAAGTCTTTCCAGACACCAGCGCAGTAGCGCCAGTGTAAGCCACCGTAGTCAACGAGCCGGTATAAACTCCTTGCGTCAGTCCTGATATATTCGCGTCCAACTGAGAGCGATCAGCAACATAGAGGGAAGTAAAGATATTCGTGGCAGAAGTTATAAATCCTTGTCCAGACCAATCGCCCCACCCATAAGCAGTAATCCCATAGGCGGCTTGTGCCAACAAAGAGGCATTAGTCGCTGGCTGTGTCGTAATTCGGAAGGTTTCATTTGACCCAATCCGAGATTCAAACTCCGTATTTGTAGTAGCCTGCGCCGTCACATGAGCGTTATACGTTACCAGTGAAACATCGCTTGTGCCATTCGCGGTAATCGCCGCCAGCAATGCCGCGTTCGTGGCCACCTGATTCGTCCGGAAAGTATAGACCTCGGTATTGGTCGCGGCTTGTGCGGCTACATGGGCGTTATAGGTTACAAGCGATACGTCGCTGGTCCCGTTAGCCACTATTGCCGCCAATAATGCCGCATTGGTATTGGCCTGGGCTGTTGACAGGGTTTCCTCGGCTGCAATACGGGATTCATAGTCAGCGTTAGTGTTCGCCTGTGCGTCAAACTTCGCCTGGAATACCACACTGGTTGCGTTGGCGGATGCGAGGTTGGCGGTGATTTGGCTTTGGAGCGTGTTAGTGTCAAAATCGCTCCACGGCAAATTTCCAATCGAAGTCAAAATATCCCAGTTCACGCGATTATTCAAATCCCAAATAGTAGTTGATCCTGAACTCGGGGATTTCTTTACCCTTACCAAACCCTGCCCGCTTGTTATTTTTGTGGAACCATTTTGCAAAAATATCTCGCCAAAATAATCGCCTGAAGCTGGAAATGCGTTCGTGGCACAATTAAAAGTAACCACCCCAGTTGCCGCGTTCACGGTTCCGGTAATTGTTTTCAAGGCAGTAGCATAATCCGATTTAGAATAATTAAATTCCGCTGACCACCCCGCGCCAAGTCCAGTAAAATTGCTTCCGCCCGATTGGATATTTACTGTAATGGTAGGCGTATTACCTGCATAGGTTTGCACCTCGAAAACACTGGGAATTTCTGTGTCTACGCTAAATGTAATAGAAGGAGAAGCCGCAAAAAGAGAAAGCGCAAAAGAAAATATAGAAAATAAAAACCAACATAATGTTTTTTTCATACCACCCTCTTAGATTGAAAATAACGTAAAAGACTATTGCTTATTTTTTTACGATATTCGGGAGTCATTCTCTTTTTGGTTGTTTCACTCATTCTGCATTTTAATTCGTCCGAGGCATGACAACCTTGTCTTGGATGTCCCTTTGCAGCAAATTGCCTTAAGGTCGCTTCACTTATTTTTTGACGAGTTTCTGCTGACTGATGTCTTCCCAAGTTTGCCAACCCTATTTTTCGTCTGGTTTCTTCGGAAAGATGTTTGCCATAATTAAAATGCTTTTCACCTTTATGAGATTCCGACATCCTTCGTTTTGATTCTTCAGAATGATGTTTTCCTGAAAGGGGATGTCCATTTTGAGCTAATCGTGTTTTTGTGAGTTTGCTTAATTTTTGACGTGTTTCTATAGAAACAATACGATTTCTATTCGCTTTTGATATTTTACGTCTTTGATCTATTGAAATTATTTTTCCTTTATTTCCTAATCCTATTTTACGGCGGTGTTCTTTGGTGAAATGTTTCCCTTTTTTAGCCAATGACATTTTAAGCCGAGACTCTTCTGACCGATGAGTTCCTAAGCAGCCATTGGGCTTGCCTACATGAGAATCATGTAATTTACGACGTGTTTCTTCCGAAGGATTTAATATCCCTTCTCCACCTGAAGTAGAATTTACAAGTCGCCATCCCTCACCCTTGCCATAAATAATCCAGGCACGTTCTTCATTGTTTCCATTACCTATGACTTCGCCAATTAGTTGTATCAGGGGAAGATGACCAGTGGATAATACGGAACGCAACCAATTATAAAGATGATTTTGGTCGCCACGACGAGCAACATAAAGATGACTGCCCAACCTTCTTACAAGAGAATTAACGGTCTTGCCGATGTATCGGATTTCAGCAGTAGGTGAGCAGAGGGCGTATATCTTTGTCATCATCGCCATGAGCATCCCTCCTTCATCAGGAAAGAACGGGCGGGCAAGGTAAGGTTTTAATTCAACTGTACCCGCCCAATTCTCTCATCGCGATTAGTTACGGATTGAATACATTGGATGTACAAATGCCATTAACAAATGTCGTCACATTAGTATAACCTGTAGGGCCATTAGTAATAATTCCAGTATATCCATTATCAGCCGCAATCGTACTGGCCGCAAAGTCACCAACTACAGCAACATTCGCCTCCGTAATCGTCAGCGTGTTAGTATCACTTTGGTCTATCGTAGCCCCGCCATCAAACAATATGGCGTTGTCGCAACCGGTAATATAAAGACCATTGAACCAGTCAAGGCCATTCGACTTGATATACACAGCAGAGAAGTTAGCACTTGCATTTATCGTTGCACCTGTATTGATAGACGAATCAAGCGTAATGCCTGAAATCTGCTCAGTAGCACCAATAGTATAAGTTGCTTCAGATTCAACAGTTGCGGTTATGGCGTCAAACGTGCCAGCATCGCTTTGAGTCGAAACCCCGGATTGCTCAGCATAAGCCCAGAGTCCAGCATGAACTCCCTCGCCGATGTTGGCTCCACGAAGTCTTAGTTGACTCTCAGTTCCAATAAAGGTAGACGAATTGGTCTGGCTTTCACTTATCAGAAGCCTGGAATATTTCGCCGCCATGACCTTGCCAGCCGAAACCACAGTAGAAACCTCGTTAAACTGGCCGAAACCAGCCATAGTATGAGTCTCGTCTGTATCAGCCAACGGAGCGTGTTCACCTGCATAACCCCATCCACCGATGTCCATGCGGTCACTAATATCCATTGACACTATTGTTACAGTTCCATCCGCCTCTATCTTGGTATAAACATTCGTAGTTGACATGATAAACAACGCATCATCATCGGCGTTTGCCACCATATCACCAGGCCGAATGTAAACCGTATTCATATCAGCCGCAGACGGAGCACCACCAACACCGAGAGAAACACGATACATACGTGGCGGTCTCCCGAAATGTTGGCTATAATCAAGTGCTTGACAACTCCACGCCACAGCCAACGTAGCCAAAAACAATCCAACTTTTTTTACAATTCCATTCATCATCATATCTCCTTGTCCTTCCGGTTGGCCGTAGTTTTTACGCCACGGCAACCGGATTAAGACTTTAGTGTTCCCGATTAGAAGTTTTTGGCTTGAGGGAACGAATACATGACTCTCATGGTCGTGGCGGTATTGTGCAAATATGTCCCAATGGTATCACGCACAATGACAGGGCCATCGCACAGGATCACGGGTTCCGCAAACGCTGGCAAAGCAGCCGCCAACAGAGCATCGGTGGCCGAACCAATAGAACCGCTGGATGCCAGCAAGTTGCCGTCCATATCATAAATGGATCGCACAACAGTCGGTGTGCCGGAAGTGCCGGGATGACCCGTAATTTCCTTGATTACAACCATACCATGACTCATCGAAGGCGGAGCAATCATCAAGGACGTATGCGAAGAACCATTGGCATTATCATCTTTGATTAAGGCATCGCCCCAGACATTCTTCAACTGCACCGTACCGGCAGCAGTTTCAAACTGTGCCGCCGTAGCGTTGCCGAAGATGTCGGAGTATAGAGCATTGTAGAGTTCGGCTTGGAAGTCACCTTGCAGAACAGCCTGAGTTGATGTGGTATCAAGCCAGTTGTTGATTGACTGCACAACATCACGCAGATTAAACGTCAGGTTGCCAGTTATTACCACCTCTGTATTGGTAACAGAATCGGCCAAACTGACATCACTAACACCCAAGCTAAGTATGGGCGCAGCCGCCGTCTTGACCAGCACCAAACTGGCATACGCATACTTGCCGGTGTAACGCACACGGATACAAGGCGCAGCCAAAGCCGCAGATTTTAATTTCATTAACATTTCGTCATCTCCTGTTATGATTTTTTACTCTTACTGTTTCTTGATTAACGCCAACATGATTGCTTCCTTGCTGGCATCTTCGCTTACTTCCACTTTCCGCTTGCTGCACAAGTCTTTCAATTCCTTGATTGACATGACTTCCAACTCGTCTATCGGTGGCAAGTCCTCGCGGTCATTGAAGTCCGGCACTTCCCTGAAGGAAATACCGTGCGACCCATGTGTTCGTAACCTCTCGATACGTTTCTTATTCGCAGGAATGTCGTCTATACGTAGAAAAAACTCCTCGAACGACTCTATTTCGCTGGGTACATAATTCGATTGACCATGAGACTTATCCATATACCCGGCTTTGAACGCAAGCACCAACGCTGCATCCTTGCTTCGGAACACGACCTGTTTCGGGGAGTTCTGGGAAACCGGAACTTCCGGCTTCTGTTCCATGACTTGTTCTCCGTTCCTTTCGGTCTGTTTCGTCATATCCGCTTCCTTCCCTTGTTAGTGCTACCGAGGGGAAGGCGAATCCTGTCCCCTCGGCTACACTTATTTACGATTAGTCATCCTTGATGCCGCGAGTGAACGGGCCACCCAGATTGTCCAACTTGAGCATCGTTTCCTCATTCTTGAGCACCAGTGTTCCGCCGGCTACCAGCGTGTTGACTTCTTCCTGTACCTGCGTCGGGAGCTTGGTGTTCATGATCCACTGTTCGCCGTAGCCGTCGCGTTCACGGTACTCGACAAACGACGGATGCACCAGACGGGCAGAACCCGGAGGCAGACCATCGGGGTCAGGAACCAAGTGAACCGTGCCGCCATCAACCGTGATCGCCGTAATGTTCACGCCTTCAAGGATCGAAGGGTAAACGGTAGGAACCACGTTGCCGCGAGATGTACTGCGGATACTCGCCATGACGTTCTTACCGCAATACATGAACCTGTCACCGGAGTCGTTGTCAAACACGGGGCTGAGGATTTCATTCCAAAGCTCCCATGTCATCTGTCCGATGTCGTCCAAATCCCACGCATGCGTTTTCACCTGCTCGTCAAACCCGTTCATCTGATACAGGTTGCCGCCACCTTCGTCATGGGCCGCGCCTGAAGCAACTACGATCAATGCGCGTTTGCCTTTCCACAAGTCCATGTTGATTTCCTCGCGGAAGTTATGCAGGGTGTTGGCCATCTTCTCAGACATCTTGCCGAAGTTGCCGAGCATGACGGAATTTTCCTGTTGACGAGTAACATCCACTGCCTTGATGTAGAATGAGCAATAGTTATATGCGTCAGTCGGCATCTTGGACAGGGTTTGCGGAGTACGTCCTTTTTCGGTCAGGGCATTACCCATTTTGTACAGACGGTCGCCAATACGCATAGCAGCGGCAGTCGTTCCAACAAACCCACGACCATAACCAGTTGTTGCTGGAGTAGTAATGGTATTAGCGTCGGTAAGAGCCAGAATACGGATGATTTCACCCGTGCGCCAGTTGATGAACTTATCGCCAGGAACCGCATTATAGGCGTTAGTCACATCAATGGACGTAGCACCGCTGGCCGCTGTAGCTTGAACGGTCAGATAGTTGAGGATACGTTCCTGCTCACCCCACTGAACCTTATCCTGCGTGGCCGTGCGGCCATGCGGAACGGCGGTCAGAAACTTGTAAAACATTGCACTATACGGACGTTTGAACGGAATATCAGGGTCAATATCTCGCACCCTGAAAATCCCGCCAGTATTAAGGGCGGTCTGTCCGGCAGTCGCATCATAGGTTAGATACGCGCCGTGAATACTTGCTGTGTTTGACATAATGGTCTCCTACAGCCAAACTTATCCCTTTGGTTTCGTCCCGTCATAGAAACTTGCAGTAACCGTTCCTATAGCGGACACTTTCTTCGTCTTGGTATCCCCATCTGAGGGACTCCCCGCCGGAGAAGTGGCTGGTAATTTATTTCGATTTTCGGTTTCGTTCGATTCAAAAAGCGACTTGACCATGTTGGCTATCGAGCTTTTCTGGACAAGATCACTCTTCTTTTTCTTCAGCGTGCCGAATACAGGGGCTTTGATGTCTATTGGCGCGTTTTTATTGAATGAACGGATAAATTCCGCCATAGCCTTCGCGCCACCAGACTGCACCGCCTTCTTGAGTTCGAGGTTTTCGGGCTTATCCAACAGTTCGTCAAAACGCTTCCCGTCGTCTTCAGAGAGCGATTCAATAAGTTCCTCGTCCGTTTTCTCTTCTTCAGGCGGCAGTTTCGCCTTTGCCTCTGCATCCTTCAATTGCTTGCGTAATTCGCCCAGTTCGGTTGTCTGCCGCATAAATGCGGAGTCGGTTTTCTGCCGACCACTCTTCTCTTTCTCTACGGCTGCTTCCGCTGTGGCGACCTTCTCGCGAAGGCCAGTTGCCTCTTTAGCGGCTTCTGCCATAGCCTCTTCAGAACTGAATCCGAGCGTTTCCCATGTTTTCTCTTCCTGCGACGTTCCCTTTTCTTCCGTGCCTTTTCCCTTATCGGGGGCATCTTTGGGGTCGTTTGCCATAACTACTATCCTTTCGTCAGGGGGTTTTTGAATACACCTTTTCCCATTTCTGAAATGATCTATACCATATTTTGCGGTGGATGTCAACAACAAAATTAAACATACCACCCATAGTGTCAATAAGCGTTCTTTTCCAGCCTCGCCTTTTCATCGTTTATTAGCTCTAACTCCTTGTGCAGAGCGAGTTTACCCTTCTCCAAGTTTGCCAAAACGGTAGGTGCGTGTTCCATATAGTTCACAATCTTTACAATTTCGCCTTTGAAATACTTATGTTTGGCATATTCTGTAACAAAATGTTCGGAAAACGGGTCAAGTTCTGTTAAGAGTTTCGCTTCATATTCATGGGATTTCCAGAGAAATGCAATAAAACGGTCAGCACCTGGAATCTCACCGATTTCCTTGGACTCCTTAACACTCTTGATTGCGCTATCAATATTTTTGACATCCGACTTTACTTGGGCTTCTAATCTCATGTTTTTCCCTTTCTATTATATTAAAATGAGGCAAGGCAAGAAAATAGTCTTGGCGATGTTGATGTAGTATTTGCTATCGCTCGTACCTTCATGCCTTGCCTTCGTTTTTACGCTCCAAGAGCCACACGTTGCGTTTTGTATTGTTCCCATTCTTCCATCGTTCTATCGTTCTTTTGGCAATTGTCTTTTGCCCATAAAGGTTGCAAGTTAGCTAATGCCCAACACACACGAAATTCTTGATCTTCTGGATGCTCATAATGAAATCTTGCTTTGGGTACGATGTGATCAATTGCCCACCCATCCTTGCCGTAATTATCCCATGACATTCCATCAGTAAATTTTGATTCAAGATGAGCGTGCAATTCTCCTACCGTGTAACCCACCAACAACTCCCACGAACGACCTGCTTTATTACCACGTATGGCAAGATAAATTTGAGAACTCATGCTATCATCTAACCTCCCCCTTGGGGTTAAACGTCTTTTTTTGTCATATTCACGATGTGACAGCCTGGCTCTTTCTAAATTATTTCGTGTATATTCCGAATGATAACCAGGATGATTTAATTCCCAAACTTTTTTCTTTTCCATCATTCTTCCAAAATTATTTTGCTTCCATCTTTTGGAGGTTTCTTTATATTTTGACGAGTTTTTAGATACACATTTCGCCTTGCTTTTTTTGTGTTTTTCGTAATTGTTTTTCTGCCATTTTTTAGAATATTCATTACATCTTTTCCGATGAACCTTCTGCCGATGATTAGTGTCTTTAATACTACAAACCTTGCACCAACTATTTATTCCTTCTTTCTTTGATTTGTTTTTGAAAAATTCCGAAAACGGTTTTGTTTCTCCGCACTTTGAACATCGCTTTAGTTTTGGGTTGCTTTCCATTAAACTTGAAGCCCTCCACCAGTAAGTCCTTTACCACCCGTGATAGGAGTTTCCTTTGGTGCCTCTCCACCACCCTTACCAAGGCTTTGCAATATACGCATATTTTCTTCACGGTCAACTCCGCTGAATAATCGCTTCGATTCCTTATCATTCCCAATAAACCAATTCATTAGTTCATCCCTGTTTACTCCCTCGTGTTGAATGGCGCGGTCGAATATCATAGATTTACGAGTCATTTCACTAAGCTCGTTACGAAGCTTATCTTGAAAGCTTAACTGCACCGTATATACTCTGCGAATATCTGCACGACTGATCTCAGAAAAATCAAATTTGTTTTTCTTTGACTCCGGTACATAAGAAATAGACGGCAGGTATTGCTTGTCTTTGGCTAACATCTGGCTCAATACCAAGGTATTTTCGATTACCGCAGAAAACCACCCGTTCTCAACATGTCTTGCCGTCAGCTTCTCTCTCCCTGACGTTGACTGCAACAGCGATTCCATCGCGCCCGACCCACCGCGCACCAGCCCTGGCGTTCCCTGCCCCTGCAATGACTTCGGTTGCCCGACACTGGCCGTATCATGCTCTTCCAGTTTGTTGCCAGCCTCAAACACATACGCCGGTAATTGCGGCAACTGCGCCCATGAAATCACGTCTGCGGCTTTTGCTGAACCGCTGATATACGTGCGCCCGTAAGGTTGCATGTCGGTCTTCTGGTCTTCACTTAACAACGCGTCACGATTGACAATCTGGTGCGGATGCAATGACATGGAAATCATATCCATGATGGCGTTGAAGAAATCTTCAGACCCCATAATCATCCTGCGCCGTGGGCGAATGATTCCCGGCGTGAACCACTCAACACCGTCAGGATCGAATGTTGCCGCCACCACCGGATTACGTAATGTCTGGTATTTGGCCTTGGCGCTGTAAATCTCAAACTGGTCACAAGCATACCATGCGTGCTCATCCCTTGAGAAGCACTGCAACACAGGGATGATAACAGGGGTATCGTAACCTGATTCATTCATCGCTTGCGCTGGTGAACGCTGCAAGCTGGCAATCTGAGTCGCAATCTGACGCGGTGTAGCTAAATAACCGTTGAATATCTTTGACCTTGCGCGGTCTATGATCTTCTCAACCGGCCCTTCAAACGGAGTGTCGGGATTCAATTTTTTATCGAACATTTTTCGGAACGGTTCCTCCTGAAACATCCTCAGGACGAACACGCAACTAACGTCATCGGGCGTAGCGCCGTCAGGCGTTGGGATTACTGTTCCAAACGGCAGACAGGTATATCCCGGCACCAGTTCGCTCTTGCCAATCCCCATTATGCGATTTTTTACTTCTTTGCCGCCAGCCAAGACAATCTGCTCTTCGGACATTGGTGGAGTAATAACACGCGGCTCAATTATACCATATCCCTTGCCGAGTTTCACCGCTTCACGTAACGTCAGGTATCCGTTCCGCTCAATCTGCATGTGCGTCCGCATGTTGTAGAGAACAAGGTCTCTGATCTTGCGGGCTGTTTCATACTCAATCTTGGCGTCCGTTGGTATTAAATCAAACGGGTTATCCGCATCAAACAACCGGCTCATAAGCGGCGGCAACGCTTGGTCAACGAACAACCGCGCCTGCGCGAGCGTAACATCCGACAACGTAGGTCTGTCAGGGTTCACGTCCTGATTGAACATTCGCACGTCCTCGTTTGCCAAATCAAAATACGGACGCGCCTCTTTCCATGCCAGCCGGAACAGCGCGAGGTATTTTCTCAGCTTCTTGTCTGAATCTTCGGAGGGCGTATAAGGGGCATAAGTATTATTGTTTTTGTCAGCCATGATTGCACCTTTCTTAATGTTTTATGAACATTCCCTTTGGTGTTCGTTTCCAATTTTTACGTCTTTTAGACATCTCAATTATTTTTTCCTTAGTAAAAACATGTTTTCCCTTATTGGACTCTCGAATTTTGAGTTTAGTTTCTTCGGAATGATGTTTGCCTTTATTCCATCCTGGTTTCCCGGCAAAAAAATTACCATCTCTGGCGTTTCGTATTTTTGCAGACTCGCTCATTTTACGACGCGTTTCAAGTGAAAAAGTTTTCTTTTTACTTGCTTTTGATATTTTAAGACAAATTTCTTTGGAGTAACGTTTATTCTTATTTCCGCCACTGGTCATATTGTATCCATGTTTTCTATCCATGCTTTTATAATATGTTATCCAAGCACGTTCTCGAACATCCAACATATTTTCACTTGTTTCCTCAAGTATATGAAATTCAAAATTGGATTCACCATATTTTAAGAAAGCATCTTGAAAATGTTTGTTGCGATGTTTGCGTGATCGCAATGCCCAAAGATGCAAAACCCTTCTTTTCCTAATATCAATACTCTGCCCAATATACCATTTCCCATTTATAATATTACGAAAACCGTATATGCCAATTTTTTTAGTTTTCATTTGATAAACTATAAAATATTATTCTTGATTTGTGGAAACATATCGTTTATCATATTGCGATCTTAAATCAAGCCCGCGTTGAGAGCCAAGTATTTTTCTGGTTTCGCGAATATGTCTCCCCGCCAAAAAAACATTTGGGAACGTCATGGGGTCGGGGTCTTTGGATAGCGAAAACTTCCGACTGCGGTTATTTCTTATTTGGTTTTTGGCGAATGTATAAACGAACTGACTGATACCCCACGACACAAGACAATCTGTATGCCCGTTCTCGCCGTGGTCAGGCCGACCGCTCTTCCCTACAATACATTCGGAATATTCCTTTAGTAACGCATAATGATAAATCTTCGGATTATCCGGCCTGTCGTAAATCCATGTGCCAGCCAAGTCGAAGATTACCTTACGGTTTCCCACGGTGGTATCAAACCCGTTGACCTCTTTCAACCGTCTGGTTTTATCGCTGGTAACAACGTGCTGATAAATGAAGGGGTAATTTATAATTGTCGTTAGGAATACTGCCGCATCTTCGCCACGCGCTTCAGGAGCCATCAGGCATAGGTTGTAGTAAATTGAGGCATATAGGCACATCCATGCAAATTCTACATTACGCATACGTGAATAGAGCGCGGACACCAACACCGGATCAACTTCTCCCTCGCGTGGCAACCGGCGAATATACGCGACACTGGCATCGGCGGCGGCTTCGGGGTTTTCGTTACCTTCAGCAATATCAGCCGCCAGCCAGTAGGAATCGGTCTCCCTGTATTCCTCGTATATCTCCCACACATCATCGCCGCGCTCTTCCACGTTCTCAAACAGCATCTTAATCTTAAGTGCTTCCCTGGCGGTCTCTGGTTTCTGTGTCGGCCAAATTTTCGCATACGAGTGGCGCGGAACGTAAGTGCGCAAATTCTTTTGAGTCACATCAAATGTATAATACGGCTTCCCTTGCATGTCACTAAACTGGCCCCACACTCTCGCTTTCAATTCGTAGGGCTTGTACGTCTTGATCTTCTGATCTACTTTTTTGCGGTTATGATATGGCGAATCGTATTGCGAGCAGTAGTAAATCTTGCAGTATTTGTTTTGTCCAGAAATAATGGGAAGGTAAACGTCGTGGTATAACCAGCTCAGACCATTTATAGGCGTGAAGGAAGCTCGCAGATATACGGCGTGTTCCAAAGCACTAATCCAAAACCTTCTGTCCGGCGGTTCCTCGTCAAGAATAATGAGCCACGCCTTTTCAGCCTCAACCCTGTGATAGTCCTGCTCATACGTAATGTATGATATGGTGTTCCCGTTATTGAAAAAATATGTCTGCTTTAATTCTGAAAATCCATTTACCCCTCGTTTAGCGTCCAAAAAATATTGAGGAATTATTTTGGCGAACTTTTTGCGCCACATTTTTTCCTTCGCCTCTTTATACGTACAAATCCATATCTGCGAACCTGCCTTCGGTATTTTTTCCTTGGGGTATATTCCCACACCGATAATATTTCCGCACGTACCGTCTTCCTTCAACCCAAACCGCGCAATGTTTTCTTCATTGACTACTCGCGGAACACCTGTGTCAACACCTTTTTCAAAGCGCATGGAAACTGGCACCTGCCCTGACGCCATGATAACGGCTTCAACCAAGGCTTCCACTGATTTACCTGATTGCGTGCCAGCAACACTCATCGCCGCGCCGGGCGTCTGCTGTGTGTCCATCAACATGCCGATTTGAAATTCATTGCCGTTAGGGTTAATCTCTATTTCGGCTTTTTTTGCTGTGTCTATCAGCCATTGTGGGCGCGGGGGGCAATCGAACGGCTCGAACATATTAAAGTCCGTCTGTTCGTTCCCAGCGAGTGCTTGAGAAAAAAAGGATTTTGGGGGATTGTCGGGTTTCATAATATTAAGAAGCGTTTAGAATGTGTTTCGATGACTTTAAGAAAACGCGAATCCAGATTATCCAAGCACCCATCAATCAAGATTAAGTCCCACTCTCGCAGCTCTACAAACCGGAAACCGCTTTTATAACATAGAAACGAAACGCTCGTGGTTTCGGTTTTGATAGTCTTTATGTTAGACGGCTCTTTGCAATGACGTGGCTGAATGATAAGAATGTTTTTCATAAGCGGTAATCCGGAGAATAAAGTCTGAGTTGTCCACTCCACTTAAAAAATTTCCACTCTAAGACAATGTAGTTAAATGTTCTTGTTTTTGCAGAATGGGCCATTAAGTCAGTTCGCAACACAAGAAAGCCAACGTCCAAAAACATACTGAGATACGGCAAATTAAAACGTCTTTTTTTCATTTCATTCCCTTTGTGTTTTTTCATCACTCGTTTCCCAGCGGCTCACCCACAGCCTGTGCAATATCAGCAAACTTCTTCTGATCCTCGACCAGTGGAAACTTCGACTTAATCTCCCGCGCCAGATTCGACAGCCAAACCTTCAGGCTACCCTTACTGATAAACCCTTCCTTCGCCAGTTCAAAGTCCACCTTGGAGAGCGTGCTGATCGTCTTCGTCAGCCGACAGATAGCCATGACCTTTGACGCATCATCGCTTTCCGTTGGCTTTTCCCTGAAGTTCTTGAGCATTTCAAGCGTTGTCGCCCGAAGCAACTTAATCTCGCCATGCAAGTCGCGTACCTGCCGTGCGCCGTCACCCTCGGCCTCTACCTTGTCAAAGTATTCGTCATCTTGGTGGTAAAGCGATGGCCTTATATTCGGCGGTCGGCCCATCTTGGGCTTCACGGAAGTGGCCGGAGCGACCAGAGCAGCCGTATCAACCGGCTTTCCTGGCGCAAATTCGTCTTGTACTTCATCCATATACTTTGGTTCCTTGTTTGAAAAACACACTACCATAACACAGGAGAAAAGTCAAGAATAAAAATAGTTGTTGACAAAACTGGTCTCTTGTGGTAGAGTGTTTGCAGAAATGAGGAATGGAACCCTCAAAATGGAATCAAATGTATTACACCCAACAAAGACAACAAGGCGGCGGCAGGCCATTCAAGGGGTATCAGTATCGTCAAGATACGTGGTTCCACCCTGGGTTCCACCTGACCGCCGCTTTTTTTAGGAGGAACCATGAAAGATATTGTTGACGTTGTTGGCTCATATTTCAAATTATCGAAGACCGTAAACGGGCTTTTTGTTTCAAAATGTCCATTTCATAAAGGCAAAATTAAATCATTTATAGTGAACAAAAACCTTCAAACATGGCATTGCTTTGCTTGCGGGCGTCATGGTGGAGCAAGAGAATTTATTATGGCATATGAAGAAGTGGGCCTTGATAGAGCAATTAAAATGTGTAAATAAAACAAAGGAGAGGTCATGAGCAAACATTCCAGTATGTTGCGCGATCCGCGTTGGCAAAAAAAACGTCTTGAAATAATGCAACGAGACAACTTTCAGTGTGTCGCTTGTTTGAGAAAAAACAAAACACTTAACGTCCACCACAAAAAATACATCGGAAAACCTTGGGAAGCCAAGGACGATGACCTGCAAACCCTTTGCGAAGATTGCCACAAAGACCTTGGGCCACATCCCAAAGGAGGGATTTGGTGGGAACCAATTGACGATAAAAGCGGCCACGGCGTAGGTTTTTCTTGGAGTAATTGCCCAATTTGCGGGAGCACAGACCTACGAGAAAAAGGGCATTATGATGCTTGTAACCAGTGCGGACATCGTATCATTCCAAATACAAAATCTGGCTTTTTTGAAAACGAGGTGGAATAATGACCAGTCCCACTCCTGAAAAAACACTACTCAACCTCGAAGCCGTCACCAATACCGTTGCGGCTGGCAACGCCGTATTCATTGTTGAAAACCAAGAGGCTTTGGAGCGGTTTATTGGGCTAAACCTATGCGCCACAGCACACTACAGCAAACGCAACAACTGGACGAAGCTTAATACTGACGTGTTAATTGGCGCAAGAGTCTATATCGTAACCGATAAAGCAGATAACGAAAAGACTTTTGGCCACTTGGTTGCTACCGTGCTCTACGGCAAGGCCAAATCAGTCTATATCATTTCCTTACCACCGACCAGCACCCGTGAACAAATAATCGCAATATGTAAGTCAACATTGGAGTGGAAGCCAGTCGAGCTTCCCAAACCAGAGGAGTTTTTCTACGACAAAAACCAGAAGGAATACCTGCTCAAAAACAAGCGTAAATGCTGGCTATCACTATCTGAAACACAGTTTAAGAAGGAGCTTGCCCACCGGGGAATGCGGCCCCACAAGGAAAAAGGCGAGAATTTATCCGAGGCCGATGAGTTTATTATCCAACTCCGCGACGAACGGGATGTTGATTACGTTGGCTCATTAGCCGGTTATAACAGCGGTTTCTACGAGATTGATGGACGCCGCATACTTGTCACTGACTCACCAAATATCATCAAGCCCGTTGCTGGCGAGTGGAACAACATCGGCTCTCTCATATTAAACATGCTCCTCGATGAAAAAATAAAACAAAAAGACTATCTCTTTGGATGGCTCAAAATAGCTTATGAATCCTTGGCCTCCCAAAAACTACGAACTGGGCAAACCCTCGTATTATGTGGCAAAAAGGACAGCGGCAAATCCATGCTCCAAAAAATCATCACCCTAATTATTGGCGGACGGTCGGCAAAACCCTACCAGTTTATGACCGACACTACATCCTTCAATTCCGATATGTTCAAGGCAGAGCACCTGTGTATTGGCGACGAGCAAGCAACCACCGATATTCGATCCCGCCGCGCTTTCGGCGCACAGGTTAAACAAATATCCGGCGAAGACACCCAGCGTTGCCACCCTAAACACGGCGAGGCTATTATATTAACCCCATTTTGGCGATTAACCATATCCCTGAATGACGACCCAGAAGAACTGATGGTATTGCCACCGATCTCGGACAGCATCGAGGACAAAATGATTATCCTTAGAGCTGTGCAAGCCCCTATGCCTATGCCTTCTGGAACCCATGACCAACGTATCGCATTTTGGAATCAACTCGTTTCAGAAATACCCGCATTCATTGATTTCCTATGCCAGTGGCAAATACCAACCGAATTACAGAGCCAGCGATACGGTATCACCCATATACAACACCCAGACCTTCTACAGGAAATAGACGCCTTGGCCCCAGAATACCACTTGATGATGATGCTCAATAAGGTGCTATTTCCCGACAACCTCTCTACGACCTGGCGTGGCACAGCCGAAGACTTGGAACTTAAACTTACCGCCGATGCCAACTATACCTATGAATCTCGCAAGCTCCTTAGTTGGTCGAATGCCTGCGGAACCTATCTGTCCCGCCTTGCCAAGAAATACCCAGAACGCTTTACCCAAGAACGCACCGCCCACAAGCGGATTTGGTCTATCGAGCCGTAACCCAATGACGGGGTCTGCAACTGCCAATGACGGGGTCAAATTGGCCTCCCACCCTTTACCAGCCGTATCAATGACGTTGTGACGGCAAGTTATTACCTTTGTGTTCTACACACATACCATAATACGGCAGTATATCCTCTTGTCTTATATATTAAATACTTTATTTCAAATAAGGTGCTAAGTAACTGTCATGGCGTCATTTTGCAACGACTTACAACTAATTTCTCCGTTCTGAATGGGATTTTGACTCTTTCGGACTGCTTACGCTAAATGCTTTCTTACATTGAAAATCCTAATTTTTTCAAAATTCAGGTTCCGCTTTTGGCGATTGTTGCACCCCGTGGGTCGCCAACCCTTCCCTCGTTCTTTCCCTCTGGGCGGGAGTGGGGATAAAACCAAATAAGCATCTGAACCGGCAACGGCGGCGGGGAACCCTCCCCCCATGTCTGAGCGTGCCGTGAGACGGGCTGTGAGTCGGTACAGAGCGGCGGATTAGGCCGAAGCGGCACTATAGCGGCAGAAGCGAGTCAGGCCGAGGACGGCCATCAGGCGGTTGATTTTTGGCTGGCTGGCTGGGCCGTGCCGTCAGCCGGACGCCCGTCTGACAAGAGGCTGTGAAATGTGGGGTCATGTCGCATAACATAACTTATGTTGCCTATCCACTTTGCGTAAGTACTTGCTAATCAATATAGTGCGAAAGTGGACAATAAACCAGACGGACACAAAACAAGCGCCATCAATTACACCCAATGTTTGCAGGCATACGGTGACACGGTGGAGCGTCAGCCCTATTGACGGGAACTAACACGCTGCAGATCAATGGTTTACGCCTGAAACGGGACGCGCCCAGCGAAAACACGGCGAACCTGGAACGAAAAGAGCGCGGGAGAGACGGACAATCCCATTGCACAATTATTCAACCCGGTTGCAAGATTGTGATAAACAGCAATAATAAAGGATTTGCACGATAATTAATGATAATATTATACGACGTAGAATCGCATCGTGGCACTACTTTCCGAGCGAATGTGTGCCATAACGCCCCAAATCGGCGTGTAAGTGTGACAATTTTCATGGTAAGTGTGACGTTTGACCGTAAAGTGTGACACGATCCTTGTTATTGTCTACTATTGATAGAGACAAACGGCTGGCGGGTGTGACACAAAAAAAAGATTATCAATGCCCGCTTGACTATTATTGATTGTGCGTAGGACTTGGCACGGTTTAAGCTACTATATATAAACATGAACAGACAACCACAAACGAACAAGGGGGGGGCGCGATGAAGGTATTAAAGAAAACCGAACAACCATATCAAGGCCAGTATCTCATACACCTGAGCAACCAAGGATCGCAAGCATCATGGGGCGATAAGGATTCAGCCTTGCAGATATTCCCGGTTGACGTAGACCTTATCAAGCAACAGTTACATGGGCGCAAGGTGAAAGTCGAACAGGGCGAAGTATAACATGACCACCACGAACACGAAAGGGAACGCCATGAACGGCCCAAAAATACATAAGCACACAAACGGGTTTGAAACATTTATATGCAGTAAGTGTAAGGTCGAAAAGGAACGGCTGAACGGATACCGGACTTCCGGTAATTCTAACAAGCCACGGTTCAAATGGCTTTGTGATTTGTGTTATGCCCAAGCGATAATGAACCATCAACCAGTAACAAGGGGGACGCGATGAGAACAGAAGCCGACAAGACAGCATGGAAACAGAAGATGGCGGGAATATCTAAGCAGGTAAAAGCAATGGCGCCGGCCGATCGCGAAGCCTTGGCGCTCAGACTGGGCACACGCACACCGGAAGGTCACACGTTGAGCGCCTGGAATACTTGCTTCTTATGGTTGCAGGCCGGAAAAGCGCTGGCCATAGTGGCAGGCTTCAAACAGTGGCAGAAGGCTGGGCGGATAGTAAAGAAGGGCGAGCACGCCGCCGGGGACATACTTGTGCCCATGTTTGGTAATGCTACCGCAGACAAGACCAGCGAAGACGCCACAGACGACACCAGCGCGGAGAGTAAGCCGAATATGCGCTTCCGGCTGGTGCCGGTGTTTGATATTGGGCAGACAGACGACTTAAACCAAGCGACAGCATGACAACCACTAACAACCACCACCCACATGGAGGCAGACGATGAAACAGATTAGCTTTGCGACACTATGGGATGGATTTAAAACCGACAAGGAATCAATGCAGGCGCGAAACAAGGCCGTAAAAGAATATCGGGCGCAGGGCGTCAAATGCTCATGTTTTACGCTTCCGAACCAGCTCAAGAAATATGACGGAATCGGGCAGCCTAATGGCGGGGTTTGCAGCGTATATATGGCGAATGTTTACGACTAACGACCACACTAACCGCGCGAGGGCGCAAGGAGGGAAGCGACCATGAAAGAAACACTCACAACAAGTCAGATCGCGGACAGATTGCTTGCCGATGACAATGCCGGATGGACGTATGCCGGAGCGCGGGCCCTGGCAGAATACATGGAGCAATACGAAGAGGACACCGGGGAAGATATGGAATTGGACATTGTCGCTATCCGGTGCGACTATTCGGAATACGACGATCTGAAAGACTGGGCGATAGATTTTTTCGGAGAGAAGGAAGCGAAAGAAAAGTTTGAAATCGAAAAGGATGACGACTGGGAAGAAGTGGAATCTGAAATTGAGGAATATATAAACGATAATGGCCAGCTGATCAAGTTTGACGGCGGGATCATTGTCAGCGCGTTTTGACACACACGCAACCCGCGCAGATGCGGGGAAAGGGTAACAGACTATGAAACACAAAACACAATGGAGAGTGATTCACGGCGCAAGCCGGTTTGAACTGGATTTCGTCAGTTTGAAGGAAGCGAAGGCATCATGCCGGGAACGACTTGATTCACAAATTCAAGAACTATCAACAGGCTATTGCCGATATAGCAACCAAAACGGGAAAGTCAAAGCAATCGTTTTGTAAATAACACCACGCCGAAACCGGCCCACCCTGGCCGGTCTATGGATTAAGTCCATACCGATGAGGCGCAAACAATAGCATAAGGGAGGGTGACAACCATGACAACCAAAACGACAGGGCAGCGGACGCCGGGACCGTATCATGCTGGAGACTTCGGGTTGATATTATCCGAAATAGATAAAATCATTGGGCAAGCCGAAGGGATCAATAAAGACAATAACGCCGCCTACATCGTCCAGGCCTGTAATAACCATGACGCACTTGTGAAAGCGTTGCAAGACCTATTCGAGCATTGCGCCATGGTACATAAATGCTGGGGAGACGGCGACAACACAAAAGAAGCCGCCGCCGCTATCAAAGCCGGTGAAGCCGCCATCAAATCCGCAACCGGCCAGGAGTAAAGGAGAACATGACAACATTAACATTACTGGCAATCTGCCTCATGCTGGAGGCTGGCGGTGAATCCTATCAAGGGAAACTGGCCGTTGCATCCGTGATATGGAATCGAGCCGAAGGGAAGGCGACGCAGGTGGAAGCTGCATTGACAAAGCGCAAACAGTTTTCATGCCTGAATAATGGACAGGCACACGCGGCGGCATCGGTTGACCGCATGATAATGGGGCAAGGTGGCACAGAAGTATGGCGGGATTGCCTGCTGATCGCCGGGGAGATAATGGACGGCACGTTTGAACCGACGACAAAGGCCAACCACTATTACAACCCTTCCAAAGCCTCCCCGTCCTGGGCGAAAGCATTGCGGGGGAAAGTGACTGTGGGGTCGCATGTTTTTGGCTCGTTAAAATAGCTGTTGACTTATTTGAGGAATATGGTATGATATTAAGCAGGAATAGGGTAGCTCCCAAAAAGGCAAGTCCCATAGCTTGCTCTGTCCTGCTTATCTCAATCTATGGCAACTGTATGGAGTTGTATTATGAAAACCAAGCTGTATGTTCTCCGCGACGAAAACTGGCTCATTCGTTATGTAGGCAAAACTGTTAAGCCATTGCGAGACAGGATGTACTCTCATATTTATAGCGCAAAAAGCGGCGAAAACACCCACAAAAGCAGATGGATTCGTTCTATGCAAGCAAGAGGGTTTTTACCAAACATCGCACTTATAAGAGAGGTAGACGGAGACGGATGCCAAGAAGAAAAAGATCAAATTAAGTTTTTAAGAGAAAAGGGAATAGATTTAGTGAACACAACTATTGGTGGAGATGGAGTTATGTCGGGGAGAAAAATGTCGGAAGAATCTCGAAGAAAAATGAGTCTGGCACGTAAAGGAAAACGGCATTCTTCTAAATGGAATAAAAAAGTAGGAATTGCCAACAAAGGAAAGGTGCGATCACAAGAAATGAGAAAAAAGCTAAGTTTGGCTAATTTAGGGAAACGGCACTCAGAAGCAACAAAAGAAAAAATGCGGATAGTTCAGTCAAATAGAGCGGAGCGACGCAGAAACAGAACGACTTCTTTAAAGGGTAAAAAGCTTTCAGCGGAACACCGCAAGAATATAAGCATTGGAAGAATAAACGGTAAACATCGTTCAGCAGAAGAAAGGGCAAAAATGAATCAAGAGAAAAAGAATGTTCCGCTTTCCAAAGAACATTGCAAAAGAATTAGTGAAGCCAGCAAAAAGTCATGGAGAAATCAATACAGTTTAAAAAGAGAAGGAGACGCAATATGACATTGCCAGAATTAAAAACGGGTGACACCCTCGAAAGCACAAAGGGAAAAACGTATATCGTGCATCGTGTTCACAAGCCAAAGCGCAACACGGGATTTGTGGAACCACTCTATCGGCTTGAGAATGGAATCATCGGGAACCAGGAATGGACACTGGATGAAATGCAACAAGCCGGATTAACATTGAAGGGGGAAACATGAACTACGCGCCGTTGAAAGATACGCTCCAAGTGGGCGACAAGATTGCTTGCACCAAGCATTACGTTAAAGCCGAAGTGCTGGAAGTATTTAAGGTGGACGGCGAGCGCGTCTATTGTATGCGGAATAATGGCAACGCCGTGACCGATCCGCTAACTGTCGAGCTATTAAAGTCTTATGACTACGTGAAAATAATCGAAAAATAACGCTTGACTTTTGTGTGTGTGTGTGTTAGACTTCTTTTACAAATAGGGAAGGAGTCTATATGGATAAAAAACCGAAATCTATAACTGGTTGCCCATTGTGCTATTCCAAAAACATCTGGACTAATAAATCGGGGGTAAAACATTGTCGTAGATGTGGCCATTCATGGGGCAAAACAAAATGATAGTTAGAACCTGTAACTTCGGAAGGAAACTATGAAATCAGATTCAAATCGGAGTGATGAACCGTCCGCGATTGTATATGCCACAATCGAACAAGCCGTTGATGATATCAGATATCTTGTAAAAAATGGATTAATACGTAAAGGCCGTGCGGTCACCAAGGCCGAATGGCCCAAAACACCAAAAGGGAAGATGCGTAAGTTTGGATTTTTCAAGCCTTCTGATGTAAGCGAGGTTGTGTATTTTTTCACTCATGGCGATTTCAGGCGAATGCTTGAAATGGCAAACAGTACGATAGACTGTGATGCGGCATTGTCGAGGTTGGGATTGAAGGATGAAACCGAGGAGAAATAACATGAATACCTCTACCATATACCCCGAAGGCATGAGAACAATGAATAATAGTCAAAGTCGCCCAGTATGTTGCGGTAAGGGCTGGGGATGCGACAAGCAGTTTCAGCCGTTGAACCCGCCTGATTCGATTGCTAATGATCTTTCTAATCCGGTGGAAGTGCCGAGTTGTCTGAATGCGAGGCAGTTTTTGGATATTATGGAAGCATCACCGGCTGAAGGATAACATGAAAACCTTTACCATTGACAACACGGCCCTGTATTTGTGCTTGAAGCGTCGCAGTAAGTATTTAAGATTCCATTACATTCCACCTGTAGCTTTTACAAGTGACGTTTTTGATATTCTCAGCACTTGGAACTTCAACGCCCTGGATGTGGAAAAAATAGTACCGTACAAAATGATTAACCCAGACCAAGTGCAACGCATGAAAAGAGGATTGCCATACATAATGATGACTGAAAAAGGGGCGGTAAAAATAACGCCAAAAAATAGGCGTGACGCCAAGGGGCGGTTCGCAAGGAAAGGAAAACATAAATAACATGAAAGGCCACACAATAGCCTCACGCGCAAGACGCCGCCTGGAACTCAAGGCGCAAAAGGAAGAACTAACCAGCCCGCCGCTAACCGGGTGGATGAAGAAAACAGACGCCAACATAGATTGGCTGGGCGAAGAAGTAACCCAAAGCAAACTACCAGATCACGCTCTGTGCAGGGTAATCGAGCAACGCAAATCCGGTAAAAAGACAGGGTTAATCGCGCTGGCGAGGGTAACGTAATATGAGTAACATCAACATGGTGGTAGGCAACATCACGCAACTGACGGATAATGTGCCACTGAATAAGGCGCGTTGCCGTAAATGCAAGGAGATATTCTATGCTGTAGAGTTGATTGGCGGCTTGTGCGACGATTGTAGGGATGAAATTAAACGAAAGGAAAGACACGATGAACGAAATAGTGAAAACAGAAGCGACTAACGTAACGATGTATGACAAGATCAGCGACCCGATGGACGCGATTGCCAAGATGGGCGAATGGATTAGCAAGTCCGGCCTGTTTGGGTGTGACAAAATCGAGCAGGGCATGGTGCTGGCAATGACCAGTTACGCCGAACGCCGCCCCGTGACGGACATTTGCAGACGCTATCATATCATGGACGGCAAGCTTTCTATGAAGTCCGAGGCGATGCTGGCTGAGTTTAATCAACGCGGCGGCACTCACTTCTGGGAGAAGTCAGACGACAAGGAAGCGGTATTACTGCTATCGTCAGGCCGGTTTGACGACTTTAAGGTGTCATTCACCATCAAGGACGCGGAACGCGCCGGATTGTGCGGCAAGGACGGAGCGGTGCGAGCAGGGCAGAACAAGCCTGGTGGTTGGCAGAAGAACCCTGACGCCATGCTCCGCGCCCGCGCCGTGAGCAAGGGAATCCGCATGGTTGACCCATCCGTGGTGGTGGGTGTCTATACGCCGGAGGAACTAACCGACATGAAGCATGAAAACATCACGGACGCCCCGCAACGGTCACTCTTGGGCAAGAATCCGCCTGTAACTGTGGATGCTGAAGTTATACAGCCGGTTGTCGCGGATGCTACGGCCAAATCGGAACCCGTGGAGACCAATACAGAGCCAAAGGTAGAGAAAACTGCTGTTGACAAGCTAAGTGCGGCTCTTGAAGGCATGACCGGCGATGCGAACGGCTGGCTGGTTGAAAAGGGCTGGGTAAAAGCTGGTCAGACGTTCCGCGACCTATCCGAAGCTAAGATGAATGAAGTCCTTGGACGGTTGTCGAACTTCAAACAGGCCGTGAAAACATGGAAGCGTCTTAAAGAGGAGAAGGCCAATGGAAAGACCTAAACATCACCCGACGTTTGCCCCATCAAGCCATGATGCGCTGGTGCGGTGTCCGTTTTATGCCAGTGACCCATCAGGGAGTGAGGCAACGCGGAAAGGAACGGAGCAACATGAGTATGCCGAAACCCTGTTGAATGATCTTGAAATTGCCAACAAAGGAGATTTATCCGCCGAAGACCGTGACAACGTGGAATGGTATGTTGACTTGGTTCGCGCTCAAGCTTCCGGCGACCTTGAGATTGAGATTGCCGCCGAACTCCAAGACAAGAATTATGGAGTCATAACTTGGGGAACGATTGACGCGGCGGCTGGTGGCGAGATATGGGATTATAAGTCAGACCGCGAGGAACGTGACCACAAGCACCAGATGGCCTGTTACGCGCTCATGCGGATCAGGCAGAAGGGATTAAAGCAGGTTACGGCTCATATCTGTTACGGCAAACTCCGCAAGGTGGTGTCAAAAACATACACCGAGGAGGAAGCTTGGGATATGGTTGAAACCGTGTTGGCAATTAAACACAATCCCGAACGTCAACAAATGCCGAACGAGTATTGCGGCTGGTGCGTGAATAAGTTGACCTGCGCGGCTCTGACCCGTCACGTTACGGTGGTGGCTTCCAAGTATGCACCGGATGAAAGCGACAAGATACAGATGTGGAATCCGAACGAGATGACCGATCCTGCGCAAGTTGGACGCGCCCTGTTCATTGCCAGGATTGTCGGCCCGTGGTGTGCTGGCGTGGAGAAACACGCAAAGCTGATGATGGAGAACGGCCACGTGATAGCCGGATGGAGCATCTTGGAGCGGTCAGGAGCGCGGCAGGTCAAAGATATAACCAAGGCATTCGCCCTGACAGGATTGCCGGAGGATGTGTTCTTGAAATGCTGTTCCGTTAAAATCGGTGAATTGGAGGAAAAATATGCAACATCGAAGGGAATGAAAAAGGCTGTAGCGAAACGTGAACTCAAGGAATTACTCGCAGATGTGATAGAAAACAAGCCAGCAATGAAACTGTTGGTGAAACAGAAGGAGGTATAAGATGCACTACACTTATAATGATGAGGATAATCGTGCAGATTTTTGTCCGGCTGGTATTTATGCCGGAACAATCAAGTGGGCTGATGATACAAAACTGTCCAAGGGCGGAGATGAACAACTCAATGTGCGTTGGGTCATGGATGATAATGGTTCAGGAGCATTTGATCGTCTGACCTTTTCTGAAAAGGCCGGATGGCGTGTTGACACGTTTCTCAAAGCTACTGGTCATCAGCCGGACGCTAAAGGCAAGGAAGTTGAACTGACCGCCGACATGGTTATGGGTTGGAGAGCGTATCTTAATGTTGGCGTGGAGAATGACAGAAAGGTTGAAGGAAAAAAGAACAACATCATTCTCAACTATGTGACCGATAAGGGCATTCCGCCAGCATTGCCGGAAGATGGCAATAAAGAGGAAACCCCATTCTAACCAAGGAGGTGATACAAATGGCAAGAGGAAGCACAGGTAAAGGTGGAGGTCGCGGACAAGGTGGTGGTGGGCGCGGTGGCCGTGGTTCGTGTGGCGGAGTCCGCAAGTTTGACGGCAAAGGCCCACGCTCACAGGCAAAGAGGAAACGTTAGGATGAAGTTTCAGTATAAAGAACGTGATAAGCCCCGCCGCCCAGACACGGGGGCGGGTAAAGTGCTCGGAAAAGTTGATGAGAAACTTTGCATTACGATTGACACGCGGGAGCAGACGCCCTTGGTGTTCGATAGCGATTATATATCGGCTAACCGTGGAACTGTGCCGGTATTTGATTATGCCCTGAGCAATGACGAATCAGGCTGGGCCGTGGAGCGCAAGTCGCTGGCCGACTTCATTCAGTCCGTGGTGTTGTCGAAATCGTGGAAGCGGGAACTTACGAAGATTGCCAAGGCTCAAGAGCGGCTTCTGCCCGTGGTATATGTATGCGAGTTTGGCTTTGACGACATCCAATCTTACGATTACGCCCTGTTCCATTCAGGCCGCGTTCAAAGCCAATTCGTTTATCGGCGGGTGGCCGAGATGATTTATATTCATAACGTCCATGTGGTATTTGCCGGAAGCCGGGAAGGTGCAAGTTACGTAATTGCATTGCTCCTTAAACGCCGAAAGGAAGCTTTGAAATGCGCGAACGCCTGCCAGATAAACGGGAAAGCATAACGCGAAAGCTGGTCTTGCTTTATGGCCGCACACCGAAGAAGATGGAGCGCATACATTTTTATATCACGGTTGGGCTTTATCCTGATGGTCGGCCAGCAGAATTATTTATCACGGTGAACGGCGGTACGGAAATAATCAAAGGGTTTTGTAATGTATGGGCGATTTCCGTTAGCCTGTGTCTGCAAGCTGGGATAAAAGTTGAAAAGCTCTATGAGAAGTTCGCCTTCCAGAATTTTGAACCTAAGGGATTTACGGAAAGCGAAGACATAAGAAGCTGTACGAGCGTGGTTGATTACGTGATGAAGTTTATGAAACAGCGGTTTTGCAAAGAGGAAGGTGAGGGGGCGAAATGAATGCGTATGAAGATTCCATTTTCTACCGCCGCCAAGACTGTTGTGAGGATGAACGCCAACAGGCGCGTATGGCCGCATTCTGGCAACTGAGTCCTGAGGATTGGGCGGCAGAGGAAAGGCATTGGAATCTGGTGCGTGGTGTGGCGGTGGAAGGAAGTAAACAATGAAGCATATCGTATCATTTTCAGGTGGCAAGGATTCCACGGCCATGCTCCATAAGCTGATCGAGCAGGGCGTTAAGATCGATAAGGTGGTTTGTTTTGAGTGTGAGTGGGACTTCCCGCAAATGGAAAAGCACCTAAAACTTGTGGAGGATAAAACAGGATTACAAATAGTCAAGGTGCGTTATTACCGTCATTTTAATGAGCAACTGGCTTGCTGGGGCTGGCCAAAATCTTCCGGGGGATGGTGTACGGCATGCAAACATCGGACTTGTCTCAAATATATTCGCGGGATTAAAGGCGACAAAACGGAGTATATCGGATTTTCTGCCGACGAAGTTAAACGAACGCAAACAGGCTGGATGTTAAACCGTAGATGGCCGGTGAAGTTTCCGTTGATCGAATTAGGGTGGGGAGAACTCGACAGCCTGCGTTACTGCAAATCGCTCGGCTATGATTGGGACGGTCTTTACGATGTATTTGACAGGGTATCGTGCTTTTGCTGCCCGAAAGGTGGCAAGACAAAACGGCGGTTGATTCAACAGCATTACCCTGAATTATGGAAAGAATGGCAGCGGCTCGACGGCATTGCCACCGGGCGTGAACGCGAGAACGAGGGGGGGTGATGAACAAACAAACTAACACCGCATTAAGTTTTCCGCAGAAACGCCTACTTGGGAAGTTGTCGAAAGCATGGATTGACGTGCCGGCGGCTACAAGAGGCACAACAATCAAGGCGCTTATGCGAAAAGGACTAATTCAGCATCGCTGGAAAGAGCCGCATCATTACATGGATTGGTATATATGGGGCCAGATTCGGTTGCAATCGCCCGCATAGAACTCTCCCGCAGGGAGGGGAAAGGAATATATGAGAATTATGGAAGATACGCGGACAGTAAAATCAATAACCCTTGAAGATGGGTCTTACTCTGTTGGGGCAGGAG